AAGACTATCTGAAATATTTGAATTAAAAATAACATCTATGTTAGATCCAGATAAAGATACATCATAAGTTCCTATTCCAATTTGGTTTAAATAAAGATCATTAGATAAAGTTATTCTACCAAATTCGGAAAAATATGCATCTGATCCATTAGAAACTAAATTTATTTCATTATATTCATATTTTTCTCCAGATGTTGAAGAAAGCTCAACTAACAACTTAGCAGAAGTAAATTTTGAAGGTATTGAATATATTGTCTGAGAAGAACTAACCCCAACATTCAAATGCGTAGTGGCAATACTAACAGTGTCTCCAAAATTATAAGAATCGTAATCATATATGTTTTGTTTTGTATCATATGAAATAAAACTATAACTATATTCGTTGTCCCTTGAGTCTATTGGAAAAAATTCTAGAACACCCGAATCGCCAATTTTTCTAAGATCAAAATTTCCTATTTCATCTTCAGTGAACATTTTTGCATATTGATTCAAATATAATTCACTACCATCGGTCAAGACGGTTATTACAGAAGACTGCCTTCTTTCCTCAAATCTTTCATCCTTTACATTCAAAAATAGTTTTTTTGATCTTACCTTGGTAGTCATGTTTGTTGTTAGATATTAAATGAAGTTATAAATGTTTTTGATACAGTTGTATTGAAATCTTCGCTTATATCATCAATTTCTAATGCAAGATTTCCAATAGACTCTGAATAATCTTGGATAATAATAGAATTAAATACTATTTCATCACTGGTTAAATTATTTTCAACATAAAAATTATTTTCGGACACCAAATCATAATCTTGGATACAATCAATATCAACTATACTATTTACCTCAGATAATGCAGAGAACAAACCATCATTCTGACTTGTCGATAATCCACTGAAATTTTCTGGAGAGGATTTAAGTATCAAATCACTAAATTTTTTAAATCCAAGTGTATGATTTAAATTACTAACAATGTCATTCCATTCCTCTAAAGGAACTTCTGATTTTAGAGAATATGAAAGATATTGATAATAATCACTATCTTGAACTCTTTGTAAATTATCGTTTAAAAATCCAGTATCAGACTTCCACCCAGATTTAACTATGGAAGAGGAATCGACAAAACAGAAAGATTCATTAACTAAAACCTCTTTAACAAAAGCTTGAGATTTAGATGCTTTACCATAAATCAAAGAGTTTACGGTAAAATCTTTAGTTGTTTCTACTGTTAAATACTCATTTTTAGAATCCCACTTTAACACTTTTCCTGAAATATTTTCAAATTCAACATTTTCCCCAATAACAAATGAATTTTTTTCCAAAACAATATTAAATTTTGGAAAAGAACTTTCCTGAATTACTTTTCCAGATGAATTTTCATTATCAAAAATTCCGGGAACTTCTGATAAGGTTAAATAATCTCCCAAATAATAATCAATAGATGCATTTGATCCACCTGAACTTGTATTTACACCAACTACAGGGAATGTTGAATAATTATAATTTTTTGAGTTATATCCTTTATCCGACGAACTTAAAATTGATATTCCCTCAATTAAAACATTATCTCCTATTGAAAATGGGAAATCATTAGGATCACTGAATTGTTTATTAAGAACAACCGAAACTACTTTTGTTGTGTTATTGAATGATATCGAACTAATTCCAACTCCATTTGAATTGTTTGTAGGTATAATTTTTGGAGTAACACCATAAAGATTATCATTTTGTATGATATCCAAGAAATTATTTTTTGAGTTATATTTAAGAATTATATTTTGCACAACTTTATTAGTAACCCCATCAATAACCACAAAATCTGGAGGAAGAGTATAATTTTTCCCGTATGATGTGACTTCAACTGATTTTATAGAAGATAATGGCTCAACTCTTAAAATAGTGGGGAATTTAACTAAAGGTCTGATGGTTGGGTCTGTGGAATAATTAAATCCAATATCTTCTATTTCAGAAGTTATTATCTCACCGATAGTATTACTTTGAGGAAGAATTATAGCTCCACTTCCATTGGAAGATGTAATTGATGATATTGATGGAAGTCTTTGATAAGAATTTCCCGAAGACTTTATTTGTATAGATTTAATATTACCAGAATCAGTTTTTGAGTTTGTGTTGTATTTAAAAGTGGAATCTGATGTCGAATACGAAGTGAAATTCAATTGATTCTCATTTGAAAAAGTAAATGATGATGATGCTATCCCAGTAATAATTTTGTTTCCATTTAATTCACTCAGTGTAAAAGATAATTTATTATTAGAGTCTACCTCATCATCAACTAAAATTTCATTTTTTACTGCTAAACTTGTTATTGGAGTTAATTTATAAAAAAGATTATCGGGAAAATCCGAATCAATCTGAAACTCAAGTTTTGCTGAAGAATCTATTCCAACGCTTCCAAATCTAACTATTTTGGAAATACCATCAGAATTTATTGGATAATATTGTGTGGAAAAATTCTTATCCAAATATATTTCAAATTCAAATGAAGATGTTTTTCCGATTCCAGATGATTGTTGTGATAATGAAGAATCTGATAGATCAAATATTACTTTTTGATTTCTTTCTGCATTTATTTTTGGATTTATTTGGTATAGAGTTCCAAAAGAAGTTGATGAAATTCCAACAACTGATTTGTTTTGAGATACCGCTCCAAAATATGATTTGGATAATCTAATTCTGTCAGAATCATATACTATTGCATAATATATTTCTTGATTTTCTAATCCTTGAGCTGGAGAAGATGATACGTGGATTAGTTTTTGCCCATTAACAAATCCATGATTTTGTATTGGTATTAAATTATTAGGAACATCAATTGTAGAGAAATCTTTTGGATCCACTACTAATCTTCTATGAAAATCATTATATAAAATTTCTATTGTTTTTGTAGTTTTTGGAAAAACTTCCATATCAACTCTATCATTCACCTGAAGAGAATGTGTAGAAGCAAGTGATACTGTTACTGTTGTTTTTGTTAAATTTGCTTTTGATACATTATCGAAATTTGTGACAAAACTATGATTTTCTCCTGATCCAGAATTTACAAAAAATAATGTTGATCCAGTTTGAGATATTCCTACAAATCCTCCAGAAGTTCCAATTCCAACTTTAATAGTCGATATACCAACAAAATTATCTGAAATTCTAGCGACATACACTTTAGAATTGTTAGATAGACTAAATGCACTAATTCCACTATTAGAGACTGTTATTGGTGTTCCGCCATTAGTTTTGTAAATTAATTCATCTCCGGTCTTTAGATTATGATTTTCTATATAAATTGTTTTTTCTGGTACAATAATAGATGTTATTCCAGATCCTGGATTTGAAAACACAATTGTGTGCCCAAATCCAACATTAGTCCCTATACCTAAAGATTCTACTGGATTAAAATAAATTTCTCTGTTTAAATTATAGTTTTTATTTTTTAATTGTGTCGTTAAATCTAGATAAAATTTTCTAGGTTTTTCATATAAAAAGGAATATGCAGTATGTGCTGATGATACTGTAGAATTTTGACTTCTTATAACTTTTACTCTCGATGATTTTTTATCAATTGATAAAATCTTAATCTCTTCTGAACCAATAGACAAAATATCATTTTCTCTAATATTATCATCAGTAATATTTGAAATATAAAAATATGTGATTATTCCAGTAATGCTTGTATTTCCTATAGATGTATTTAAAGTAAATCTTTCTGAAGATACGCCAATTTTAAACGATTTCTGTAAAGATGGATCATATTCGGATAATGAATTTAAATAAACTTGATCTCCATTTACTAAATTATGGGGAGATGAAGAAAATCCCAAGATTTTACTTGGTATTGATGCTGGATATATTTCAACGTCGTATATTTTAGTTGAAGTTTGAGAAATACCAGTTATTGTTTTTCCGCCAATAAAACTTACTACAGCACTAGCAGAAGATCCACCTGTTTCAGAATTATCAAAAATTAATTTATCATTTACTTTATAATTTTCTCCTTCTGATATAATTTTAACAAAATCTACTTTTCCCTTTGAAGTATTTTTTACTCTAATAGTTTGTGTTAAAAAATCTTTAGAATTTAAAAAATATTCATAAGAAGAATTTTCACTATCTACGTTATAATAATTTGTATTCCTTAGTATATTTTTTCCATAAAAATCAAAGTTTTCTTGGTTTATTTTAGAATCAAAATTAAAATCAATTGGAGTTGATTTATAATTTTTTCCTATAATATAAGGAAACTTAGGTTCTTTTTCTCCAGCAAAAATTCCACCAGTTTCTTCTGCTGGACTTTCACTAAGAGTCATAAAATATGCATAAGTTCCATCTGGAAATTCTGGAGTAACACAAAATCTACCGTTATTTTCATCTAAATCTCCACTATTATCAAATACAAAATCTTCAACGAAATAACCGGCAGGAAAAACATTCTTATTCGGTCTATAGTCTTGATTATCTATAGGATCACTATATCCACTAAGAATTTGTCTAACCCTTTTATTTTCTGGTGAGTCATATCCATATGGTCCATATATTGGATTTCCATCATAAGCCCATCCCAATAAAGGGGAGTGATACTTTTCTTTATTAGATGAAAGATCATTTTCATAATCACTTCTATATTTCTTTTGCGCCGAATCAAAATTTTGAGCGTATACTTTTTTTCTTAATGATCTTGGTGAATATGAATGTGTGTATTGAAGTCCATATATTTTATTATTCCCCTCATAAATTACACTATCATCAGAGGATATTTTTTTAGTTTCAATTAATTTTTTAACTTTGTTTATGCGCCAAATTTTTGGCGTAAATAATAACTGACAACCAGATCCTGAAGATATTACATCTACAGTTGTATTTTTTTGTTCATAATTTATCCCGCCAGATAATACTTTAACGTCAACCAATTCTCCATTACTTATAACTGGTGATAAAATTGCTCCCAGACCAAACCCTCTAACTACTAGATTGGGTGGGGAATTATAACCTTCCCCCTTTTCTTTTACTGTTACACTTACTATTTTTCCATTAGAAATTATTGGAGACACCACTGCACCAGAACCAGAATTTAAACTGTAACCTGGTTGTTTATTGAAATTAATAATATCTGTAGATCCATATCCAGTTCCTCCTTCGTTAAGGAAAACAGAATCAATTTTTCCACCAAAGAAAGGTTGTACCTTTGCAGAAAAACTTAGTCCAGTTGTAGTGTAAGATCCAACCTGCCCAATAATATTAATTTGAATGGGTTCGTAATTAAAAATATGATCTCCAGATCCATTAGACTTAAAGTCTACGTATTGATTTGTTTGGTAATAAAAATCAACTGCAGTGCTTCCAACTCCAATATTTGAAAGTTTGAAAGAAGTATCATTTATTTTAGTAACAATATATTTTCCAGTATCTAAACCACTTATATTGGTATTTCCACCATAATAGTAAATAGTCTCTCCACTTGAATATGGATGCTTATATACATTTACTGTATTATTTGCTGTGTTTATTCCAGAATATGATACTGATACTTTTTTATTTTTATACCCACTTCCGGAATCAAGAACAACTAAAGAAGTAATTTTTTTCTTTTTAAAGGAAGATCTGAACCTATGATTTCCAACACCAAATGAAGTTATGTCTACTGTGTTTATTCCAGATAAAGAATCATTATAAGTTTTATGCAATTTTATGGTGTAGTCATCAATGACTTTAGTAAAATATTTTGCATCAGTAGTCAATCCACCTATTTTTCCAGTGTTATCTGCAAGATATATTACAGATTCTCCAGTTTTAAACTTATGATATGTTGAGAATCCTATAGTATTTGTAATTAAGTTTATTTTTTCGTTTGAAGATGATGAATTAAAATCAACATAATATTCATAGTCTACTGTCTTTGGAATAATTACTGCACCTTCACCAGAACCACCAGAAACTGTAACTATTGGTTCATCGATATAATCAAATCCCCCATCAATTAAATCTACTTTTTCTAAAGATCCCTCTACCCAACAATATCCACTTGCCCCTATTGAAGTATTATTTGGCAATGAAATTTCTAATTTTGGTGGGTTTATGACATCATATCCTTTGCCTGGAGCAATAACATCAATATTTTCTATTGGTCCATAATAAACTACATCTTTTGATTTATAATTACTTATTTCAACTCCATTCACTAAAATTCCAGTTGTTCCAATTTTCGTTTCATATTGGTTTTCATTATTTTCTGGAGTTTTTAATAGTTTAATACATCTTTGCGAATCTATAGTTGAAGGAGTATTGTTTACTTTTGAGAATATTAAGGGATTGAAAAAATTAGCACTATTAGTTAATGTTGTTGAAGCAATACTAACAAATTTCCCAGAGTCTATATTAGATCTACTCCTAGCTATTTTTATTTGGGTATCATCAATTTTCTTAACAAAATATACACCTGTCTGTATTCCTAAACTATTAGAGTCTGTCGAGGAATCTAATCTGGAATAAACAATAGCATCTCCTGTTATAAATCCATGACTATTGCCATCATTTACTATTTTTAAAGTATCATTAGAAAATGATCCATTCAAGACTACTTTTAAGTCTTTAAATTCTGAATTTAAGTTTTGAGCATAAAATGGAAGAGAAGATGAGGTTACATATAAATCATTGCTATCAAAATCTTTATATACATTTAATACATCTGCCGCAAAATTGTTAGAAAATTTTGATATTAATTTTTTTACAGTAAAAAATTTAGAAATTTCAAATCCATTTGTTTGGATCTGAAATCTTTTTTGAGGTATACTTCCAATGGGAGTTTTTACATTAAATCCGTCAATTACAGAAGTTTCTCTTTTTCCAGTTGATTTATTAATATAATCTATTTCTACAGAATCACCCTGATATATTCCATTATCATCAAATGTTTCTATAGTATATTTAAATCCACCTTCGTCTATAAAATTAGAAACTTCACATTTAACTGTTTTATTAAAAACCCATCTATTATCTAATGCGCTATCTCCATCTTTACCATATCCAAGAGATACAACTTTACCAATATCATTTTTATCGTAATAAACAACATTTTTTGGGGGTTCTGCCTTGGATAAAACCCCCGTTATCCTAAATCTTATCTGTTCTCCAGTATTTCCACTAGATTTATTAGAATATCCATAAGCATAGGTGTTTAAATATATCTCTAATCCCCTATCTAAAACTCCATTTACTCCACTGCAATTTAAAAATTGATTTACTGTGGTTCCATTATATTGAATGGTATAAGTTACTCCACGACTAGTTACGGTCAATTGACCATTTTTTGGAAATCCTATTGTGGAATCTACAATAACTGATGTTGAACTAGTGGGAACTTCATCTAAAATATTTGTCTTTGGGTGAATTTTTAAGTCACCGAATATTGATCCGGAAACATTTACATCTTTATTAAAATCATAATCTAACATTAAAGTATAATATTCTTTATTATTTCTTATAATCTTTTGTACGTCAGTTACTGTTCCAAAAGCTTTTGAAATACTACCATATTCATCCTGAAATACAGTTTGATTTATAAGATTTTCCGGATTACCTTGAATTGATTCAACTACAACATTTTTTGTTACTCTATATCTTGCGTCAGATGGTTTTATAAGATAATCACTTGGTCTGATAACTTCAACATCTTTACCATACAAAACCCTAAACAGTATTTCAAAGGATCTATCTGTACCCTTTGATGAATAAAAATCTTTAGATTGTTTTAAAAATATATTTTGATTTATCCCAGAATACAAATCCCTATCTTCAAATCCATATAAAAATTGTTTTTTGGATTTATTGAAAAATTCTAATAAAAATAAATTACTAATATTAGTAATTGTTTTTATTGTTCCATCCGAATTTATGGAAGAATGCTCTTCTATTTCTGTAGAAGAAAATATAAAATCTTCAGAATTGGGAGTAGTATATTCTGTTATTCCACTAAATCCCCTCACACATTCTTCAAAAGTTGTTGAAGTTTTAGATTTATAAAGAATAATTTCGTTATCAATAGAAATTAATCCATATGTTTTTGGAAACCCTTCAGTATTAGAAACATTAATTACACTATCAGCAAATCCAACATCTGAGGTTAAATTTGTACTTGTTATTAAATTAGTTAAATTATTAATCTTAACGTATTGGTCTATATTTTGTAAAATATCATAAGCGGATCCATTAGACTCTAGTGATTTGTAGTATTCTCTTAGTAATTCGGGCACTAAAGGATAATCTTCCCTAACAAATCTAGGGAGTTGACTTTCTACAATGGAACTAATCTTAACTCTGGTATTTTCCATTTATTAATTTCTCACTAGACTGCTGTTTGAATAACTTGAAGATACTATATAATTTTTTCCTGAAGTATCAGAACCAGATTCGGTATTATCAGGAATAATATCAACAATCAATTTATTAATATCTATCTCCAAATAAAGATCTTGAATACCAAGAACATCATTTGACTCTGGAGAAGCACTTATTTCAATAATTGGAGTTCCTCCTAATGTTTTTTCAGTCGATATAATATTAATTGGATCTATTATGATTTCTCCTTTCGTATAATCAATTGTACCAACTTCATATCTAGAGACAATAGGTTCAGTTTCAGAAACCAAATAGAATAAAAATACAGATCCAGTCTTTTTATCTGAATTTGGAATATCTCCAAAATAAACTGTTTGTGATATACCACTTACTTTAAACCCAGAAGATTTCATATTAAATCCATCATAGTTCTTAATATGAAATTGATTCTTAAAACAAATCTCATATTGAGCAAACTGGTTTAAAGAAACGTTCAAATCTCTTCTAATTTGAACTTTTGTAATATTTGAAGTTATAGATGAATCTGAGGAATCAATTAATTTTTGATATTGACTATATTTAAATCTAGCCCCATATTTGTTAAATTCCTCAGAGTTTGCATATTTTGTTATATTATTGACTACTTTTGTTTTTACTAGATCATTGCTTTGAACCGAATTAAAATTACAATAAACGTTTGATTCCAGCTCAACATACAAATATTTTACATCTAGTATTTCTGGAACAATCCCCGCTACAGCATATTTTTTTAAATTACTCTTTATATTATCTTTAATACTATTTGATATAAAAGAACCATAAAAAGGTTTTATTGTTATAAAGACTTTTCCATATTGCGGTGGATCTAAATCCTCTCCACCAAAAGCACTAACAGATTCTGCTTGTGGATAAATTTTTGGAACTAAAGATTCATAATCAGATGCAGTTACAGCTCTATTTTGAGAAGAATACAATCTAGGAGCAAAATTCCTAATTGAATTTACTGATTCTATTTCAGCTCCACCATTAGATGAAATATTTGTTGTAATTAAAGAAATACTTTTTGAAAAAGAATTATTTTTTTGATCTACTAAAACTCCTGAAAAACCAAATGATGAAAAATTATTTCCCTCAGATCCATTACTTACCAAATAAGAAACTTCAATATAATTATTTTCTTTTAATTTTTCTCCAAAAACACCATCACCAAATATTAATTCATATCTTTCATCTTCTATCTCTTGAATGAAAAAAACTTTAGAAGAAGAAGTTACATCTAAGATTGAAGATGCGTTTGCAAATTTTCTTGCTGAAGTGCTACTGATACTATCCCTAACTGTTACATTTAAAGTTTCTGTATCTATTCCACTATTTTCTAAAATAAATCTTTGATTGAGGTTTACAGTACTTACTATAAAATCACTTTTAACATAAGATCCTTCATAAATGTCTATTGCATCAAATGTTGCGATTCCATCTACTACTGGAACAGTGATGTCATCCAAAATAGAAAAAACATAGCTAGATCTTCCAAAATTAGCAGTGTTGCAAACAGATCCTTTTTTTAAAGTTACTGTCTTGACTAAAGGATTTTGAACTTCAACAAAAAAACTTATATTTGACTTGGAAGATTTTCTTGATCTTGGAACATAACCAATATTCCTTGCTAAGGATACAATATTTTCTCTTAAAGTAGCACTATCAATAAAAACTTCATTACTAACCATATTTGCATTATAAGATGCAATATATGTGTTATATGCTAACATTTCAATAAGAACTGAAAGATTAGATCCTTCAAAATCATAATCAGTAAAATTTGAATTGGATCTTAAATAATCCTTAATGGATGTTTTAATTTGATCAAAATCTAAATTTGTAAAGTTAACTAATGACATTATCGTACTGATTGTAGTGCAAACGTAAGTTGTTGTGGCAAGGCATCAATTCCAATAATGTAATATCTTATTGTAACATTAAATTCATAATTATCATAATTTGGAGAAACATCTACACTAATTAAATCAACTCTAGGTTCATAATTTTCTATAGTATTTCTTATTTCATCTTGTATAATTGACGCAGAGATATCATCAATGTTATCAAATAAACTATTAGAAATTCTAGAACCTAGATTTTGGTTGAAAAATTTTTCTCCTGGTATTGTAAAAACAAGATTTTGAATAGAGCGAGATATTGCAGTTTCATTCTTAATATCAATTAGATCATAATTTAAAGGATTTACCTGCAAAGACAGGCTAATATCCTTAAATTGCTTACTAATTCGCTCTACTGGCATTCAATGCACTTTAATTCTATCTTATTTATTAAGGATTTTTTGATTCATATAGTGGTTCTGTTCCATACTCCCAATCATCATAATCTTCATCATTGCGAATTTTCTCATGAATTTCGTTTTGATGAAAGAAATCATGTTTTTTTGGAGTTAAATCATCATTTGCAATCTCACGAAGCATTTTTTGCTTCTTAATTTGTCCTTCCCAACCATATTCTGATGCTAAAAATTGAGTTCCCCACTCATTTTTCATAAAATTTTGGTCTTTATCGACTTGCTTGGTCATTTTTTTGCTCCTGATTCGTTAAAATCAGAACTTTTTACGGGGTTGCTATCCCGATTTTTGTAATTTCGTACATGAAATCGTCAGATGTCTCAATCTTACGAAGATTTTCAACGGAATATTCGTTTAAATCAATCTCATAACCTGGATTTTTGGTAATTCTGTTACGAGTCCATGCATCATCATACCATAATATTTTATTATTAGGATATGCGTAAAAATTTCCATCGTCCATCTTAAAAAAGTGAGCACATTTATGCTCTGGGGTCTCACTAAAATTAGTATTTAAAGTAGATTTAGATTCCCACGACCAGTCAAGAGTAAACATGTAAGTTCCTTCATTCTTTTCTCCTTTGTAATTGATAAGTTCAGCTCTTAAATTTGCTAACCTTGAACGAACTTGAACGTCAACATAAGGAGAAAAGCAATCCCACCACATACATTCTTGTAATTCTGGAGTAGGTGCATCAGGTTTCCAACAGAATGCATGAATAGGTCTTCTAGTCCAGTTTACTCCGTTCTCTAAAAACGCTTCAAAGAGGGGTACGTGCTTCTCTAAGGACGCTACAGAGTGAACGTCGCATAAAGTTACCTCACCATGACCTTTTTTATGATTGTAAAGAAATTCATTGCGAATATAACATGTAAAAGTTGGTAGGTTGTGATTTAGATATGTCATATAGAGATAATAAAAAAAGCAGGATGTTACTCCTGCTTTATCTATATTATTTTCCTTGACCTCGATACTTTTTTTTACGTCCGTTGCGAGATGTTGCACTGAGTAATGTACGAGCCGAACGCCCTTGACGAGTTTTTTTAGGCGCTCCTGGTTCAAACAATGTTTTATTACTTCCACCTTTAGACATTTAAAATTTCCTCCATTTCAATTTCATTAAGATCAATATCTTCACCAGAATAAAAACGTTCTGCAAAGTTTTGAAAAATCTCAGTACATTCTTCCATACTGAGATTTATATAAATTTTACGACCTTTATAAAGTACGTTAAATTTTTTCATCAAATAATACGAGTTTTCTCATGCCCCACACGAATACGAGGATCACACCAGATCTCAAATCCTGCTTCTTTTGCATCAAGACAGAATGAAACATCTTCCCCGCACATATCTTGAACTGCACCAGATTCAAAGACTTGCATCTTAGGAGCAAACCAAGGATATTCAAGATTCTCAAATACACCATTCTTAATTAGAACCCATCCAAAACCAGTATAATCAACTGTGAATGGCTTTCTACGCTTGGAAATTGATTCCACGGTTTCATGATTCATTACACCACCGTTCTTACGGAAATCATCTTCTTCCAACCAATGTGCGACAGATGTTGTGCGTCCATCTTCAGTTGCATACCATCCAGCAACTACTTCTTTCTCTTCATCATTAGAAGAAAGTGCTAGATCACAAAGTTGCCAGAATTTGGTTGTGTCAAAAACAATATCACTATCAATCCAAAGTTGATAATCATATTGTAGTTTTCCATCCCAAGGAATTTGTTTTGGACCCCTCAGAACATTTGCACCAAGACACTTGCATCGTGCAAAGTTAACCATTGATGAATAATCTTGTGAAATCTGAATACTCATTCCATTTTGTACAAGATCAAAACAAAGTTGCACAAATGCTTTTAGAAAAATAAAAGAACATCCACGACCAGGAAGACAAAAAACAATTGACTTCCCTTTCATTCTTTCTTTAATTGCATCATAATCCCATTCTTCAGTACTGGGTTTTGGTGCATTAGCTTTAACAGTAAATCCTTTTGCCATAAGTTAAAAAAAACCTTCAATTTCAATTTTAACAGTCTATATATGCACTTGTCAATGAGATGACTGCAAGATTATTTCCTTATTCACAATAAGTTCTTCGTATTGTAAATCTTCCTTTTTAATGTTCATATCAAGAAGTTCAATCATTCTGTGTAACATCTCCCATACCTCAGAAAATTTACTTTCTGAAAGATTGTGATATATGCACTTATTCTTTGCGTATATGTGATATATTTTTTCGGTTTTTTTCATAAAAAATTTTTTCCGGATTTTTTATTTCTTCAACGCATTATATATGACCACCAGTAAAATACCAAGCGGCACTCCAATAATACGAAAAATATTTCCAGGATAACGTATTAACCATCCCGCAAATACAACCTTCCAGAAATTCCAATACGGTCTACTTTTTTGTGCCACTTTTTACTAGGGAATTTTTTTATGTGCCGATCTTTTTTGAGGTCCTTTAATATCCGGCAAAATTTTTATGAGAGTGATATTTAAAGGTCGATTTGTCACCTCTGTAGGTTAGGGTAGTTTGCGATTTTATATACGGGGGCAACGCCCGATATAAACAATAACAAACAAATAAAATAACTGCCTATAACGAATAAACAACTGACAACGAATAAGTATCTTTATTCGTTTAATTTATACTAACTGCCTAAGATTTCAAAGGTATAAGTATAAAACAACGAAGTTCTTATTACTTATTGACAGCAAAAACCATCACTATCTAATAAGAACTGTGTATTCTTTATACGAACTGCTGCCTATTTGTAACGTAAACTGATAAGAATAAACAATAAACTTGCATGGTTAATTAAAAATAATTCACGAAAGTAATAAGAATTAACGAAAGATCTATCAGTCGATGTTGTTTATGGCGGTAAATATAATCGACCGCCAAGACTGCAAGAGTATTAAGATCACCAAGGAACAGAGAGATCTTCCACGTAACTCTTGACGGATTCATTACTCTCAAGGTCAAAGAGTTTCTTCCAATCAATCTGGTGAGGGTCGAAATCACCAAGAACATCAAGTTCTAACGTGATACGATACTTATTCTTTTGTGCTAGGAGATAAGAACTAGGCATAGGTCGATGAGAAGAACTAACTGCTTAACGTAATCCTACCAGAGAATATTGCTGTCGTCAAGTGATGTATCTTACACGAACTTATAAACGCATCAAATAACCCACACAAAGTATTCAGTATCAAAGGTTCACATTGATTGTCTATAAACGAACTGATTATAAACGAATCAATCTAAAAGAAAATAAATGATAATTCTTATGGTCTTCAAAAATTATACGAAAAGTATCTAATCACGAATGAACTTTACTGATGGGATTGATGTTTATGATATTTGTGATTCTTTATACCTCTATGATCTAATAACGAATGAGTTTTGTTGTTCTGATTCTATCATTCTATCATGTCTTATAGAATAAGTCAACAGTGTCTTATAGAAACACTCCCTTCGGTCGTGTTGTCCTTCGGACCATCTCTTTTTAATTCTTTATAGTATTTCTCTTCAAAGGCAACAAACCTACTCTAGCAACATTATGAATACTTGTCAACTTCAAGAACTTATGATAGAATAAGAGAGTTCTGATAGAACCTTGATAACTGAATAATTGTAGATACTATAAAACCTTCCTGGAATCTTTAGAAATTTGTATAAGAATCTAAAGCAGGAATACTGAGTTTTTATTGGGTTTCGGTGAGTATTTGATTTTGATAATCTCTTTCAGTATTCATTCAGCACATCGGGAAACCTATAGTTAAACCCTGTTCGCTTTGATAATTTAAGTGTTCAAGTGTTGATTTTTTAACTCCTTGTTTCTGTCAGATTGTTACCTTTTGGTCCCGTAGGAAAGTTCAAGTGCTGCTCTATGAAACAAATTGTTGTTTTATTTATGATGTTTATTTGCTGTTTTTTGAGTTGTTATCATATGCTGATAGATGTGCAATTATAAGCAGTCCAGTGGTATCACACCTAAAAGAGTTTATAAGTGCCTTCCTGGGGCATATAGGAGTGTCTGGGAGTGTTTTATAAGAATAGGTGCATCTATGGGTTTTTATGATATTCCCGCCCTCTTGCCACCCTATAAGTCTACAGGCGATTGGGCGAGACTCATAAGACACTGTGCCGCTTATTTGAGTGGTTTGCGTCCTGTGAGTCTCATAAGAAGACAGCAAAAAACTCCCGAAACTGTGAGTCTCAGGAGTCTCTTATGATATAACAATACTGTTATACTGTTTTATAGTGTTTATGTGAGGTGTGGTGGTTTTTATAGTGTCCTGGGGGGTCTTGACTTTTCCTGCGAGTGCTGATAGACTGCGGGCCAAGATCACAAGACCTGGAGACATTTATAAACATCTAAAGAACATAAGAATCACAGTGTCTCAAAGCATTTACAACCTATTAAACCCTTATTGAGAACAATTATCAATAACGATATTGTTTTCTCATATACATTTTTTAATACATTTAATAATATAACAATATCATTATATCTTTAAGTAATAATCAATATAAACGATTCAAAATAAACTCTTCAAGCGTATTCAATTCATTTACATTCATAGAAGAGACATACTCATCAATAATCGTAAACATCAATTCTTCATCCTCAAGACATTTTTCTTGAAGAATATCAATCATTTGAACTTGAGTCATTTCAGTGAATTAAGAATAATAAGAAGTTCATTACCATCTTGTGCTTTTGAGAGCAATTTGATCTTTTCTTTTTTTTTCATTGAATCTCCTTTACTGTAATAGAAACAAACTCATAACCCCATAGAGTTTCAATATCCTTTGCATATTGTTCTGCTTGGGATTTTCGATCAAAGAGTTGTAATGACTTTACATCACATTCATACTCATTAGCACCACCAATTACAGAATAAGTGTATTGAGTCATTTGATAAGTTGATAGTTAATTGATTTAATGCACCAACCAATTGTTATGACTTACTAGGATAAAGACAAGAACTAATGCGACCAGGAGTTGTAAGAACTTGTCCACCTTTTGTTATACATTGTGCTTCGATTTGTGGATTGCGGAAGTGTAGGATTGTAAAGGCAAGTACGATGAGGAGAATACCTACAACTCCTGCAAATACTGTTGCTTCGATGTTGATTCGATTGTTCATTTTGAGTAATCAATTAGTTTACTTCTTGCAGTTTTTGAATTGCAGTGCAGATATTAGTTGTAATGACTTTTGGTTGATGGTTTACATTACACACAACATAAACAGGTTGTTTGGTTGTAATGTCGAAAGTGTACTTAATCATTTTGGTGTTTGTGAAGTGTTTATGTTGTGGGGAATGAGTATTACATAAACTCTGCGATGTAATAATCAACAGTCACTTCTAATTCAGCAGCAAGTTCTTCGATTGTGAGTTCTTCATTATCATTGTGATCAGTGAAAAGATCAAGGTTCATTTGTTTGTTTAAGAATAAAGAATCAGTCAACCAGTGCAACTCTTACACTATCTGTATGACCATTTGAATCTTTGGTTTCCTGAATATAAACAATACCCATATCAATCAGTGGTTGAATTGCTCGCATACGTTGAGAGTAATTAAGAACTTCATCGCCATTCTCAAGAGTCAGTAGAATCTCTTTTTGTGCTTTGGTGAATTTCATTATTGTTTGTGTGTTGGGTGTAGAGAGAATCAAACCAAAGAAAGTGCATCCTTCTTTTGCTTAGGGTTTTGGATTTGTTTTACCCAAGCAGACTTTTTGTGAGAATTGATTTGAGAAGGAAGTTTAGTTTTTGCACTTTGTACTTCATTTACAAGAGTAATGA